GCGGACCGCTTGATTGACGGCCGGCGACGGTCGGTCGCCGACGCGTCAGCATCAATAGACGTCATGCTTTAAGCTGCTTACGACGACGTGCCAGCCACCCCATCAGACCGAGCCCGCCAGCGAACAGTGGCAGGGCGGCGGGCAGCGGTGTCGCCGTTAGCTGGAAGTTGGATTGTCCCACCAGATCGTTGACGCCGGACGCCTGCAGCTCGAAGAAATAATCCACCCCGGTCAGCAGAGCCACGGTGTCGGTGTTGTTGTTGGCGGCGAAGTTGCCGGCGACCACCGTGCCGTTGACCGTGTCTCTAGTGATCCTGAATATCTCCGCGGTGAAGCTCGGCAGATCGTTCAACGGGTTGTTGATCACGTCGACGTTGACGAGCGTATTGTTCGACGGCGCGACGGTGAACTCGACCCAGTCATTGAGGAACGATGGCGCGGTCGTGGACTGGAGCGTGCCGGCAATTTCCGACGGGCCGACCTGGCCGACGGTCCCCTGTGCCGGCGGCACACCGGTGAACGTCAGATCCGACGCGACCAGATTGATCGTGGCGGCATTGGCGGCCGTGCCCATCATGAGCACGGCAGCGGCGACAGCGAATAGGTTCTTCATTGGTAGTTCCTTTCGTTTTTGAGTTTCATGCCAGTAGATCGCCGAATTTCGATTTCGGACGGGAGTTTTCGCCAAGGATGCCGGCGGCGATGCGTGCGCGCGCGACCGGCGTCATGCCGAATTCGCTGGCGAAGCGAAGCATTTCGGTGGCCGCTCGCTGGGCGGCGCGGACCAGGGGATTGCTCCCGGCTTCGCCGTTGCGTCGTCGGACGACGAAGCCGTTCATCAACGGATCCTTGTCGACCATGCGCTGCAGCGCTTCCTCGGCGAGGCGCCAGCGCATGTAGCTCTGGCAATAGGCCGCGAGCACCGCTGTATCGATGACGGTGAGCACGCCGAGCCGGTGGAGCTCGCGGGAAACGATGCGCCATTCCGCTGCAGCGTAGCCCTGCAGATACGATGGCGGGTCGGGCACGTCCTCGGCGATCGGCGGCGCGATCTCGTTTTGCGGCAGCGGGCGGTGCTGCGGGTTGCCCTGTAAGACGCGCAAATTCGTCGGGGTGGGTCGACGTCCTCGAAGCATGTGATTTTGCTCGCTTTTGTGCTGCCCTAAGCCATTGATCGGGTAGGCTTTTTTCGCTCGGTTTCGAGGCTTTTTGCGCCCTAAGCCACTGATCGGGCAGGGTTTTTTATCCGGCGCCCACCCTTGCAATAGGGCATAATGCCCTATATGTTAGTGTCTCGATCGAAGCAGATCGCTTCGCTTCAAGGGCAATCAAGCCCGGGAGTTCACAGTGTCTCATCTCGACTATGGGTTCGGTGTCGAATTGGAATGCTACCTTCCGATCGGCACGACACATGCACAAGCCGCAGCTGCCGTTGCGCGACGCATTAACGCGCGTTGCGAATTCGAGCAGTACGGGCATGCGCTGCGCGACTATTGGAAGGTCGTCACCGACGGCTCGCTCCAAGACTACTCGCGGGGCGCAGAATTCGTTAGCCCGATTTTGCGCGACCAAGCGGGTTTGTATCAGCTTGAACAAGTCTGCAGCGCGTTGACTGAGATCGGTTGCACCGTCAATGCTTCGTGCGGGTTGCACGTTCATGTCGGCGTCGGCAATCGCCCGCTGCAATTCTTCAAGTCGATAACGAAGCTATACGGGATTTATGAGCCCGTTATCGATGCCATGATGCCGCGCAGCCGACGTCGCAGCGAGGGCTTTTTTTGCCGCTCGATTGCCTCTGTAAGCCCCGCAATGATCGATCGCCAGAGCACGTTTGACGCTCTCGTCCATCTAGTGACGCCGGGCCGAAACGAGCACCAACGTCGATACTACAAAATCAATCTTGAGGCCCATCGTCGGCATCGCACCGTCGAATTCCGCCAGCACAGCGGCACGCTAGACGCTAACAGAGCGCGCAAGTGGACCGAGTTGTGTCTGCGTATGATCGACGCTGCAGCCCGTGGGATCAATCTCGGCGCGAGCAGCGAGGGTCAACGCAATAGCGCGAAGCCGGGTACGCAATCGCATTTAGTCGGCGAAATGTTGCTGCGCCCCGAAGGCGTGACACAAGCCGAAATTCAAGTCGTGACGGGCGGGCGCTCGCGCCACGTCCCGAGCCGCGCGCGCGCTTGCGGGATCGAAATCTTCTCGCAGCGAACGGGTCGCTCGATCCGATACTTTGCCGTCGCAGCAACATCCGCGACTCTAGACGTCTCGATTGAAGGCTTTTGCAATCTGATCGGGGCGAGCACTGCCGAACGAATGCACATTGAAACCCGAACCGCGACTCTCCAAGCCGCGTAACCCCGAAAGGCACGAACATGACACAAGTTGACAAGAATACGCTTAAGCAGTGGCGCGAAATGATGGGCTTCACCGAGCAAAACGCCATTGACGCTCTCGGCTGCACTGCAGCGCAGTGGCGCGCGTGGGAGGGCGGGAGCGAAAAAGTCCCGCTGTATATCGGGCTCGCAACGTCTGCGCTCGCTCTCGGCATTTCCCTCGACAACGGCCCCAACGGCGACAGCCAAGGAAAGTGAACATGAACTTTCGAACCAAAGCCGACCGCGTCATCGACAGGGCGCACAACGCGATCGCTTGCGCTGAAATGCTCCTGCAGCATTCCTTTACGCCCGAGAGCCGACAGCAAGCCCTCGATGAACTATTCGAAGCGCAAAAGTTTTTGCGCCGCGCGGTCGAGGCCAAGCGAGCTTGGAACGCGATCGAACATGACGATTACGAAGAATATCCCGACGTCATCTGACCATCCCCAACCAAGGGCGCGAAGCCCGGGAGAATGAAAGTGCTTTACTTTGCTTACGGATCGAACCTTAACCGCGACGCGATGGCGCGACGTTGCCCTGACGCGAAGCCGATTGGAGCCCTCAAGCTGACAGACGCTCGCCTCGTATTCCGGGGCGTTGCCGATTGCATCTACGAAGAGGGCGCCGAATGCCCGGGCGCGGTGTGGAAGCTAACGCCAGAATGTGAAGCCGCGCTCGATCGCTACGAGGGTGTGAGCGGCGGCTTCTATCGAAAAGAATACGTGACTGTGACCGGGTTCGAGGGCGAGGACCAGATGCTCCTCTACGTCATGAACTCGACCGGCATTTTCCCGCCGTCAGAGGGCTACTACCAAACAATTCGACAGGGTTATCGCGATTTCGAGCTGCCGCTCAAGTATCTGCGCGCTGCTGTCAAAGCATCGTGGGACGACAAGGCGCCGAGCCATCGCGAGCGCCAGCGTCATCGTCGCAACGGGCGCCCCGCGCTTGTTGCGATGCCGGTCGACAAACGGGTGAGCCGATGAACGCCGCAGATCGCAAGGCGCTCGCATTGCTCGCCGATTGTAGCAGCGGCGCCACCGGCCCAGCGCTCGAAGCGCGTGGCGTATCAGAAGCCACGCTCGATCGCCTGATCGCGCAAGGGCTCGTCATGTCGCGCCTTCGACATTTCGCCAATCCGCGGGGCCTCACAGTCATGCACTACTGGCTGATCCCGACAGGAGTTGTCCATTGACGAATAGGGCATAATGCCCTATAACAACGAATAGCGAAGGGATGTCCTTTCGCATGCCCGGAGCGCAGCCAACCGGTAAATGCTGCACAACAGAAGGAACTACAAGATGACTAGCTTTGCTTTGATCACCCTAAGCAAGATCGCGCCCGAGAGTCGATACGACTCCGAAGAGGGCGCGCCCGAGCGCAGCGAGCCGACGAATATCAACGTCTTCTCGATCCGCGCTTTCTACCCGCGCAAGGGCGGCAAGCCCGGCACCCGCATCACCTTCAACGATGGAGGCGGGTTCGCAGTCGCCGAGCCGACCGACTACGTGCGCGAGGCGACGATCGCCGTCGCCAAGGGCAAGGCGCAGCCCGCTGCGCCCCCGCCGCCCGTCGTCGCGCCCGTCGCGCCTCCCGCGCTCGCTCTCGTCGCTGACGCGAGCGAAAGCGAAGGCGAGTAACGCGCGAACTGCAAACCATTCCCCGGGTCCGCGCGAGCGGCCCGGGTTTTCCCTTCAACATTCCAAGGGGCATGACCCCGGGAGATTCGAAATGACTATCACTGTAAAATTTAAGCTTGAGAAGACGACCAAAGGCGCAGTCCGCTATCAAGAGATCGACGACAACGGCGCCCCCGCCGAGGCGTGGGCGAAAATCGGCACGCTCTACGTCCGCAAGACCGCTTTCGAGCGCGACAGCATCCCGCAGACGCTAACCGTCAGCGTGACGACAAACTAAACCCGCACAACGCGCGGCCCTTCGGGGCCGCGCCCACGGAGTAACTGCAAATGGAAAGTATGGCAATCGAGCAGTTGTTGCTCGCCTTCGCAAAGGGCGAGTTGAACGGCGGCAAGATCGAATGGGACGATATCGAGATCGCTTTTGACTACGCCCGCGAGGCGATGCCCGGCCGCTATCTTGAGATCATTCGTGAGCTGGGCGAAGCCCATGAAGAGGCAGAGGCAGAATGAACCACAACGAATATCGCGACGCGCTCGCGGCGCTCGACCTGACGCAAGGCGCTGCAGCCCGTTTCTTCCAAGTCGACGAGCGAACGTCGCGGCGTTGGGCGACGGGCGAGATACCCGTACCGCACGCCGTCGCGCTGTTATTTCGCGTCATGATCGAGGAAGACATCAGCCCTGCGCGCGTCTACGAACTCGCCGGCTTAGAGGAATTCGAACCATGAAGATCATCGCTATACGTCAGCCGTGGGCGCATCTGATCGTGACGGGCATCAAGCCCGTCGAGAACCGATCGTGGCGCGTCAACTATCGCGGCCCGCTCGCGATCCTCGCAAGCAAGCAGCCCGCCAAGCAATCCGTCGAGGAGATCGAGCGCCGCTACCGCGTCAGCATCCCGCGCGATCTTCCCCGGGGCGGCATCGTCGGGCTCGTCGACCTCGTCGACATCGTCGACTCGCATCCGAGCCGGTTCTTTTCGGGACCGTTCGGGTTCGTGCTCGAAAACGCGCGCCCTCTCCCGTTCATCCCGATGCTCGGGCAGCTGAACATCTGGGACGCGCCATTTCGCGTCGTCAAGAAACTACTCGCTGCATAACCCCAAACCCCGAAAGGAAAATCAGATGACTATCAAGAAACTTGCACTTGCACTTGCGATCACGGTTGCCCCGCTATGCGCGGCAAACGCCGCCGACACACAACAGGATGTGGCATCCTTGAGAGTTATGACGAAATTCTACATCTACGTGCAAACGTGCAACGTCGATCCAAGCATCCTCGACGAAGCCACATGGGACTTGATGATTGCTTATGGAAAGCAAGACCCGGAGGAAAGTAAAAAAATCGGCGCGGAAGAAGCAGCGAAGGCTCAACAGAACATCGCTGCGATCGGGCCGGAAAAATTCTGCGCATTCTACGGAGCGCTGACGCAGGACACTGTAACGCTTCTCCACAAGTTGAAGCCGCTTCCCGCAGCACCGGCGAAGCCCTAGATATCGCCCGCCCCTAAACCAGCGTCAAGAAATCCTCCAGCGTGTCGACGAGCAATAGGTTCCCGAATTGCTCGCGGCACATGCCGGCGCCACTGTAGACGATGGTCCGGACGTTCACCTGCTGCAGCGTGGCGGCGATGCTGGCGGGATTGCTGATCGAGAACCACCCGGCCAGCGCGATCAGGTCGACGAGCCCGTTCCGATCGAGCGCCCGCACCCAATCGCAGAACCGCGCCTCGAAGCCTCGACACTGATCAAGGTCGACGGCGTATCGAAAGCGCTCGCTGACATCCATCACCGCCATCATGACGCCGGCGCCCGACCCGATCAGCAAGCCCCGGCTGACCCGGCGATAGTCGACCACCGGCACCTCAAACAAAGCACTGCAGAAATTCAAACCCGGATGGCCCATGCGTTGAGCTGGCGCTCGGCGTCATCGCGCGACATTTTCGGGCCGACGTATTCGAACGAGGCGACCAGGCGGTCGAGCGCGCGCGATCGATCCACGGTGTGATGCCCGGCGGCATGCTGCTTCGGCTTCGACGTCATTCGCCACAGCGGCGAGCGGATCCGGTGCGCGATCTCGGCGGGATGCCCGGTGCAGCTCACGGCGCGGTAGCCGAAGCCGCGCCACATGCTGGCGACTCTCGTAAACAGCGCATTGCCGATGCCGACGCCCTGGAAATCAGGAAGGCAGACCGTGCGGTGACCGCGCCGCAGCAGGCCGTTCGCCTTGCCGAAGAACGGCAGCCACGCATCGAAGGCGACCGGCCGGCCTTCGATGAAGGCGCAGAAGCAGAACGCCGACTTGGCGAGCGACGCCGTCAGATAGTGATGGTGGGCGAAGAGGGCCCAGGCCGAGTGATGCACCCGACAAATTTCAAGCTCGATTTTCGGTCGTCCTTGAAGCGACCTCCAAGCGAACGAATTCGTCGCCGGCGTGAAAACCCAATCCGGGTCCAGCCATTCGAGGACGTCGTCATGGCACGTCACCGCCACGAATTTCGAGCCGCGCCGCCGCACCGTCTTGGCAACCGCGGCAGAACCGATCTTGCCAACCGTGCGATCAACAACCGACGTGAACTCGTCGAACACGCACAACTCGGGCCGTTCCGCCAGCGCGCGCGCCAGCGTGGCGCGAAACTGCTCGCCGTTCGAAAGCACCTGAAACGGCCGCACCCAGGACGGCGGCGACGAAAACCCGACCGACGACAGCAACAGCGTGATGTCCTTGATCCCCATCGTGGTGGGGAAAGCATCCACAATCGATTTGTTGCTCGGCCACTCGAAGCCCGTCATGTACGCCGGGCCGAAATACTCGCGCGCGATCGACGTCTTGCCGCAGCCGCTCGGCCCCACGATCAGGCCGATATTCCATTCGCGCTCCTCGAGCGGCAACGCCACCTCCCAGGCGAGCTCCACCCGTTCGGCTGGCGGCACATCGAACAAGCCCTCGAGCTGCAGAACGCGCGGCGTCCGCTCGATCACCGACGACCGCTTGACAGTCACGCCACCAGCGCGCGGCAGACCAGCCCCTCGCTCTGGAACCGCTCTAACAGCCGTACTTGCTCCGTCTCGTCCTGGCATTGAATGATCACCGAAAACTGCGAGTCCAGATTGCCGACATCGCCCGCCTGGTCGCCGCCGGTCGGCAGCAGCCGTTGCAGCTGCGCCTCGGAGAACCCCGTCAGCGCCAGAAATTCCGCGTCGTCCTCCCGCAGTGCGCCCAGCTCCAGCGCCAGTAATTCCGTGTCCCACGTCCCGTTTTCCGACAGCTTGTTATCGGCGAGCACGTAAGCCCGCAGCTTGGCCGCCGACCAGCCGCGTGCGACAATCACCGGCACCTCGGTCAAGCCCAGGTGCTTCGCCGCCAGCCAGCGGCCCTCGCCGGCCTGGATGACGCCGTCCTGGGAGATGACCAGCGGCATGGTCCAGCCCCACGCCTTGATCGATTTGGCAATCTGCTCGACCTGGGCCTGCGGGTGCCGCTTGGCGTTGCGCTCGTTGGCCCGCAGCTTGGCGATCGGCCACCGCTCCACCTTCTCGGCGAGAAACTGCACGCCGCCGTTGCCGGTTTTTTTCCTCGCGCTCATCCGCGATCAGCTGCCCTTCCGCTTCCACTGCAGCTCGCGCCGGAACGCCTCGCTCATCCGCTCGTGCAGCTTGACCTCCAGCTCCGCGCGCAAGATCGGTCGCGTCGACCTCGGCCGCGTCGGCTGCGATACCAGCGCCAAGAGCTCGCCATGCTTGCGCGCGCGCCGGGCGATGCGCCGCTGCGATTTGCGCGAGCGGTTAACCTCGTAGCGCGAATGCGGGCGAACCAACGTCGCAGCGGTCTTGGCACTGCGATTGCGCATCGTGAACGGGCGGCCGCGGTGCATGTCTTCAACCTGCCACGCCGACATTTCCTGCCCGATCCCAACCCGGCCAAAATGGCTTAGCTGGCGAACCATCGAGCCGATAGTGGCAAGCGGACCGCTCGCATCCACAGTCAAAACGAACATGATCGATGCCTATCCTCGCTCGCAACCCTGACCAAACACATTCAAAGCGACCCTAACCGCGTCCCACCGCAGCGCAGGAAAACCCTTGAAAACCAACCCTTCCCAAATTGTGACCTACCGATAACTCCTAAATCGCGCGCGGTAAAACGAGGATGCGGGCGCGCCGCGGCTATGTGCCATCCGCCCGGCCAGGACACCCCCCCAGGGCCCTTGCATTCTTTTATCCGACGGGCGTCCATCGAATGTTTGTTTGCTCCCGCGTGAACTGTCCTCGCCGCGGGTGTTTGTTTGCTCCCAAATCCCGATGTTTGTTTGCTCCCGTCCAGTCATCTGGCCTTCGTTCGCTTCCGTTGTATCGGTTGTTTGTTTGCTCCCGACCGATGCGGCTGTTTGTTTGCTCCCGGCCAACGCGGTTGTTTGTTTGCTCCCTGCCGGCATTATTGCCGCCATTCGCGGGGTGGCGCGGATCGAGCGGCCATCCATCGGCGCCGATCTCGGAGGTGTAGCCATGCAGGTCGAAGTGATGTTTCATTCTTACGTGGCAGTCATTGCACAATGACTGCAATGTCCCGAGACGGAAGGCGTTCCAGTTGCCTCGGTGTGGGACGACATGGTCGGCGATAACGGCCGGTGTGGCCACGCCGCGGTCGATGCAGAAGGCACACAGGGGTTCCTGCTGCAGGTGCAGGCGGCGGCGTCTGCGCCAGATATTGAGCTGATACCATTGCCGCCAAGGACGGTCGGTTGGTGCGATGGCCATCGAATCCTATGGAAAAGTCAGAAAGAGGCGCCGAGCCGTACACCGGGGAGGGCTGGCTCGGCGCTTTTTCCGGGTGCGAATCTCTGAAAACGCCGCCGGAAGAGTGATTCGCTCCAACGCTCTGCGCAGGCGGAATGCCCTATTTCATGGGTATTCGCGCGAAAAACCAAGCCCTTACATTCGAAACCGCTAGATTTAGTACCGCAAAGATTTTGCTGACGCAAACGATTACGATCAAACAAATACGCTGCTCCTGCAATGGTTTGGTTGACCTGTAGAGACTGCCGTGTACCTGCCAGATACTTCATCTCGACCTCATATGGACTCATGTTGTGAATTCGAGATCGGCGGGTGCGACATCGACCGGGACCATGCGGCCGAGGATGGCGAGCAGCACGCGTTCGCGGTCTTTGCGGGAGGCGCCGTCGTAGATCCCGAGATGGTCGGCGAAGGTGCCTCGCGTGATGCGGACTTTGGCGCCGCGTTTGTGGGTTGGTTTGGGCAGTCGGATGAAGCCGCGCCGATCCTCGCGCGCTCGAATTTCGTCCACGACTTCGTTGCGGAGCATGGCCGGGCATTCGCCGGCGAGCAGGATGCGGAGAATTCCGATTGTCGTGTTGATCGTATGCCAGTGCCTTTCGATGCGGATGAAGATGTAGCCGGGGAATAGCGGCTCGACGAGCTTTCGTTTTTTGATGCGCGGTAAATAGGTTTCGAAGCCGTTCTGCGCGAGGAAGACGGATGCGGTGCGCTCGCGTTGGGATTCGGTTTGGGCAACGGTCCAGTAGCTCATTCTTGTTCATCGTCCCATGTGTCGGCCACTAATTGCAGGAATATTTCCTTGCGTTTTGTTTGTTCAGTTTTGTCCTTTCTCACATTCCTATTCTGCTCTTCTATCCACATAGCAGCTGCGATCAGTCCCATTGCCACGCCGAGCATGTCACCGGAATTGCCTTCATCTGGCAATTGCTTGATCCCAACTTCCAGCGCCTTCCACTTCACGGCCCGATAGATCGTTGTGATGCGGTCGTATATTTCATCCGCCGTTTCCGGTTCCGATGCCGCGTTCGCGTCGCTCATGGTTGATCTCCACTATTTGCTTGATCCTGCGCGAAGCAGACGTCGACGATATCATTCAAGAGGTCGGTGAGAAAACTTTTGACCTCCTCCGCGTCCATGTGGTCACCATCCACTGTTTTCATTGTCATGGCCTCGTCGGTCAATGCGGTGGCGAGGGCGCCGAGGACTTCGAAGGTGCCGGTATCGTCGCCGATGGCTTCCTCGATGCGCTGGCGGCAGCGGCGTTCACGGGAGGCGTCGGGTTGAGTCATGGCGGCAACCTCTCTCTAAATTTCACGAAGTCCATTCCGATTGTTTGTTTGTTCAGGACGCGATTGACGTCGTGAGCTGCGCGCATGATCGAGATTCCGCAGGCGGCGGCGATAGCCTCGAGATCCGCGCCTGCGTTCCAGAGCGCGAGAATGGTCTCGTCATTCATCGTCGCCATGACCGATCTCGTCGTGGATGAAATAACTGCAGGCCTCGTTGGTGCACGCCCATCCTCCTTCGATGTTGACGTCTGGTTCGTCGGCGATGTGGTCCATTGGGGCGCCGCACTTCGGGCATTCGCGTTCCGGCATGGTCATAACCTCCTTTGATGTTTTATTACGGCTCATTGTTCGAGCCGCCGACCCCAAAGGTCCGCGGTGCGCCGCGTTTCCTTCCTCCTGGCTCCGCGGTTAGCCGCGGTTTCCTCCTACGGAATAGGGGAACCACCGCGGCGGGCTTCCGCGGTTTCTCTCCGTAGGAGGAAGGAAACGCGGCAAATCGCGGACCTCCAAAATCGCGGCAGTTTCCGCGGTTTCCGCGGTTTGGTTTTCGAAATCGCGGAAGCTTTCTGGCGCATCACGGTACCTCCAAAAAAGATAGCTGCCGTTTATGAGACTTGCGCTCGCGATTATCGAAAATCGCCTGCCGAACCCGCAACGCCCCGTCGATATCGGCCTTGACCCCGCGCCGACGGACCTTGGTGGGGCGATGAATTTCGTTCAATTCGGTGAGCTGGTCGAAGTAGTCGAGCCTGGTTTCGCACCCGTCTGCATCAGGGAAAACCACCACACGTTTACGCTTCTCATAGCCACGCGAAGGGCGTTCGAGATAGCGCAATTCTGGGTCGCTCAGATCACGTCCAAGCCAGCATTCTGACTCGACTTCGCAGACATCGCCATCGAACCCCAGCACCCGCAGCTTGCCGAATTCGTCCTCGATCGTTTTGTGCGTCAATGCGATCTCTCGCTTGATCGCGCGCTCTTTCTCGTAGACCGGCCGTAGCTCTGCATCGAGCGCCTGCAGTAGTTCGTTTTGTTGTTTGATGAAATCATCTAACTCCTCCAACTCGCTACGCATCTTCCTTCTCCCAAAACATATCGCGTTCTTCACTGGTGATGCCAGCTCGACCGATCACTTTGAGGCCCTGACGCATCGCGCCTTTGCTGTTGGTGAGGACGGTCTCGTATGTTTCAAGAAGTTTGCCATTGATCCAGATTTTCAGGATTTTCTTGGCTTGCTCGTCCGAGCATGGCCGATAACGTTGGATGATGGCGCCGGCCCAGCGATCTTTGGTTTTTTGCAGGCTGTAGGGATCGCCAATCGGGCGGCCGCTTTCGTCTTTAACGCCCAGCTTGATTTCATCCAAAATCTTATTGACCTCGATCTCGGTTAGGCCGGACAACGCATCTGGCGCGTGCCATGGCTCGAGCACGCCGACTTCATCAGCTGGCTCACCGTCGCCGGCATTTGGCAGTGTGACCGATTTCTTGAAAAACCACCGAGCATTGAAGGTGACCAGTGTCAGGTTTGCCTTGGCGTCATCAAACCGGATGTATTTGTGGCGCTGATTTACCTCCTCGAAGCCGAAGTCCTGCGCTTCCTTCTCGGTCATCGTGAACAACGTGGCGACGATGCGGGCGACACCTGCCAGGGCACCGCCGCCGCGGCCGGCATCGGGATCGCCAGCCATGTCGTGCGCGTATTTCTTGGTATGATGGATCAGGAATACTGCAGCGTTGGTTCTGCGTGCGACTTTGCGCCAGAGCGCTGCGGCCCATTTCAGCTCGCTGTTGGAATTCTCATCGCCCGCGAAGGTCTCGGCGAACGGGTCGACGATGACGATATCGATTTGCTTGGCGATGATGGTGGCGACAATCTGCTCCAGCATGGGGGTTGCGATCACGGTCTTGGTGCGGCTGTCGGCCTTGGCGACCACAATGGTCTCGGGCTGATCAGCAAATGCGAGGCCGTCGAGCATGTTGGGCGGCACCCGCATAGCATCGGCCGCGGCCCATAGACGGCGCTTAAGCTCGTCGTCATCTTCCTCGGAGTTGATCACTAGGACGCGGAAGCGACCGCGCGGGCGCCAACCGTTCCATTCCGGAATGCCGGCAGCGCAGACGATGGCGATTTGCAGCGTCAGCAGACTCTTGCCCGAGCCTGGCGGCGCCACCATGACGGTGACCTGCCGACGCAGTAGGAGCCCGGGGATCAGCCATGGGCGGCGCGGGATGAGCCTGGCGTCGATCGGAAACGGGAAGGTAACGGGGATTTCGATGCCGCCGACCGGCGAGCCGGGCCAGCGCAACGTCATACCATCGAACCAATCCGGCACATCCTCGACCAGGGCATAGAGCACGTCAGCCGTGCCGCCGGCCGCGATCCAGTCGGCGATATCACCCTTCGGCTTGATGCCTGGCCACACCGCCGCGAGATCGAGCACGCGGACGCGCCGCGCCACCGCCGAAAGTGATTTGGCGACCGCGAGGGCGTGATCCTGACCGGGCAGGATCGGGCGCCCATCGGGATGGAACATTAGCTCCTTGGTCTTCTGGTGGGTTTTCTGCGGATCATAGTCGGGCAGCACCACCACGTCGGCGCCATCGAAATAGGAATCAAGATCGGTGCGCCACTTGCCGGCGCCGCCGGCATTGGTGGTTGCCGGCAGGCCGAGCGTCCAGCATTTGTCGCAGTCCTTTTCGCCCTCGGTGATGAAGATGGTCCGGTCGCTGGCGATGGCCTCAATCACCTCGGGCAGCCGATAGGGCACCTGGCGAATGCCGGCCACCGACCAGACCCAGCCGTCGTGAACCTTGTGCGGATCATCGTCGGACCGCGCGCGTCGGCGCTGGCGGAAATCCTTCGGATCAAAGCGCACGACCTCGAATTGGAAATTGCCGGCCTCGTCGACATACGGATAGGTGGCGGCCACGCGGCCGAGCTTGCCGCCGCCGCGATCGTGCCCGTTTGATTTCGCCTCGTCCTGATAGTTGGTGTTCTGTGAGAGCCATTCGAAGCGCTCAGCCTCGTGCAGGCCGGTCTGCCGCTCGATTAGATCCAGCGTGCCGCCGCCCTCGTTGGTTTCATGATCAAACCAAGTCCCCTTGCGCAGATCGACCGACATTGACCCGCGCGTGCCGTAGCGCAGCTCGCCCTTGGACGACAAGCCGCGGTTGGGCTCGCCCAGCAGAATGCGGGCGACCGGCTCGATCAACGTCGCGAGCTGTGACAGCGGTTCTGTCATTTTAGTCCGGGAACTTCTTGGGCGACCACTTGGCCATCAGGTCGGCCAAATAGAGAGCCTCCTGGACCTTCCTATGTTGCGGGCCCAATCGCACGCCTGCTCTAGCGGCCCACTCTCGTACCAGGTCCTCGGACAACTCATCCTGGCCGCGGAGAACGAACACTGGCTCCTCATCGGCGGCCTTGCCCAGGCAACCCTTGCCAGATGACGCCCACTCCCTCTCTATCCTAGCTATGGCCATATCGAATCTTCCTTCCCTTAAACGGATGAGGGCCGATGCCTCGCGGCAGCTTCGGTCGTAGGCACCGGCCCTCTGCTTCCCGCCGTGCTGCCCCGGGGAGTAACCCCGGGCGGTGGGCATGCAACTTGGGTGAGGGCCGGTGCCACGACCACGAAGCACCGGCCCTCTTTGCTGGCTGCGAGGTTATGAGCCTGTTGCCAGCAAACTCATTTGGCTCTCCCGCGAGGACTCGAACCTCGACTCCCCGACAGAAAACGGGAACAGCGTGGGGCAGCACGCCGCGCGTCTACCAATTCCGCCACGGGAGAAAATCTCATTGTTCATGCCGAGGTGTCCCTTCGCGGGCCAACGGCAGGCCGAGAGACACTGCTGGGATGCGCGCCTGCGCCAAATGCGCTGCCGCCATCTCGACCTTAAGCGTGTCCAGGATCGTCCGCGCTACCGAAATGTGCAGACGCGCTTCGGCTGACGATATTTTCTTTTCTTCGATCAGCTTCCAGAGTTGGATCATGCGCGACCGAATGTCCTGCGTGTCTTTGATTACATTGAGCGTCACCATTTTCTGAGCGCCCTTTCTGCGCGCCGGATGTCGGTTTCAATTTGCTTTATCCCACGCTCTTGCAGCGCCATCTCGGCGATGCGGCGTCGCGTCGCGATGCCGGCGGCGCGTGCGATCGGATCCAGAGAAGGTGTGCAATTCATGCAGCGGGCATCGTCATCAGCTCGCAACAGCGCGCGGCATTGCAGACAGCGGCGCTCGGCCGTCATTCCGGGTTGCCGTGACTCGGAGCGCAGACGCGGCCTCATGTGACACCCCAGCGCAGATTGTCGATCGAGCTTTTCAAGACTCGCACATTGCCATTGAGTATTTGGATTTTCCCTTCCCTGCGCAGCTTGTAGAGCGTCTGGGGGGTGCAATGCAGCAGCTCGCACGCATCTGGAATCGGCAGCAGCAACGCGTCGTTATCCTCCTGTTGGATTGCCGGTTCCTGCGGTTTCTGGGCCAGCGCGCCTGCGGTTATCAGCTCATTGGCGCAGCTGACCATGAAGTCCATATCCTGGCATTGCGTCGACGCCATCAACATCTCGATGGTCACCGGATTGGGGAATGCGCGGCGCATGATCGCCATGATCTGGGCCTGCAGGTTTTGCCGTCGCGCCGCCAGCGCGACGTCGGCCAACTTGATGGCAGCGGCGGCCTCCGCGCGCATCTGCTTCGCGCGCAGCCGCGATTGTTTTTCGTCGCGCAATTCCTTGGCGCAGGCCTTGGCGCTGGCTTCCGCTGGTGTGTCGACGTGAAGCCGGGTGGGTTTTTTGTCGGGCGCGCGATGAAGCTGGGTGCGTTTTTTGTCTGGCTGGGCTTTTTCCCATTCGATGTCGCGGCGGATTTGCTCGATCTGCCGGTCCAGCAATCGTTGCGCTTCATCGGCGCGCTCCTTGGCGAGGAGCTTGCGGTTCTCGTGCAGGCGGATGGCCGCCGGCGTCATTCCCGTCGGCCGTGTCGACCCCGGTCGCACCGGGCCCGAGCGGCGAACGACGACCTGGTCAACCGGATAAGGCCGCTTCCAGAACTCCGTTTCCTCCTCCAGTCCGACCCGATGGTTGACGTCGTCGCTGTAGGTGCATTGCGTCGGGACCGGCAGCCCGAGCGAACCGCAGGCCACATAACCGCGCTCCCGTATCCCCTCTATGAATGCGAAATCGTCGGCGTCGAGATCGCGCGCGAAAAATCCGTTGGTGGCGTACTTGTGCAGCGCCCTGGAGAAGCTCGTGTAATAGGCAGTTCCTCTGCTCATGATGCGATCGCCTCATCATGATGGACCTCATAGTCATGCGTGACGAAGCCCAGGCCGGCGTCGCCGCGTTGATGCTCGATGATCCAAATCTTGTGACCCTTGCACTTCGTGCAGATCATGGCGTCGTTGAATTCGTGGTCACATAGCGGCGTCAGCGGATTGCGCCAATCCTTGCGCCAATGACCACGCACCTGATGCGCGCGCTTGCGCAGGATGACTGATGTCTTGATGACGAGCTTGCGCCAGCGGGTTTCTGGAACGGTCAAATGCACGACAGAATGCTTGAGAAATTTCTTGTAGGAGCCGCGCGCCACGTAGCCGTGGCTCGGCTCGACGTGCTCGATCAGGATGGGCAGATCGTTGACAGTGGCGAGCAGCGCCCAGACGTCGCGCATGTGTAGCCGCGGCAGGATGAACATCTCCCACCCAGGTTGGCGCTTCCCTGGTGGTGGCTCCATGGCTTGAAACATATCTAGTGCGGTATCGTCGGTGTCGAATGACGACGCCCAATGCGTATGCTCGTTAACATAACCTTCGATGCCAACGATCCACTCTGAAGTCGCGCGCGGCGCTTGCGTCGGAACGTCAAACCGTCGCCACGCCGACGGATCGTTGGTCACGCTCCAAGCCATGCTCATGGGATGCACCATAACGGTGCCTGAAAAGTCCGAGCCGGTACAAGAGCGAATTTCTGTGCAGATAAACGATGTCTCGACCTTCGGATGTTGACGTAACAGCCAACCATATTTTGCCGGCTCAATATGGTCGTTGGCGACGACTTTTAGGTTACCGAGCGCTTTTGCACGCGGCATGTAGCCGTTGATGAAATCGATTTCGATCCACGTTGTCGGGTGCGGCAACCGGGCGTGCTGCCGGACATTGTCGAGCATGCAATTGCGCTTGCGTAAACCACCGTTCCAGAACGCGACCGACAATTCCGCCAGGTAGGCGCTCATGTTGATGTCGAGCACGAATTTGCGCGCGGTCAGTATGCGCTTGAGAACACCGCAGAAGTCTTCCGAACGCTTGCCTCCGCGGCTGAAGCGCTTGTCGAGCGCAGTCGCAATGCAAGCGTCAGCGAGTGTCGGGGGGGGTTTCATAGCGCGATCGCTTTGTTGAACAGCGGCGTCAGCCGCAGCGCCAATGCCGGATCGATCAGCGCGCAGGCGTAGGACCAGACCGCCAGCGCGTCGGCGGCGTTGTCGTCCTTACAGTCCCAGCCCAGGCGAGCGCAGCGGCGCATGGTCTCTTTCTTGGCGACGTCACGCTTGGCGCCGCGGTGGCCGATGAAATGCGAACGGACGTCGCCGACACTGCAGGTTTTAATTTTGCCGACGCCGCGCAGCTGCGCCACTGCGCGGATGACGCCGTGCAGGCCAGCGAGGCGATCGCGCACGGCCCTGGAGGTGCTGCCCTTCATGGCATCGGGCGGCAGTAGCGCCTCGATCATCACCATGTCGGGCCTGGGAACCGGCTGTAGGAATTGCGAGGCCCAATCGAGCGCGGCGGCGAAAACCACATTCTCGTCGCTGGAGCTGTTGCCGAACCGCACCGAGCCGGCGATCGGCGTCTCGCCCAGCCGGCCGAGCGCATGGCCGCAGCGGGTCGCCACGTCGAGGCCGAGAATCAGCGGGCGCATGAGCGTGGCGTCGGTCATGATGCACGAAACTCCACAATAGCTTTCATCCGCTGGAGGCCTTCATCTGCCGGCCACCACAGCAGTCCAAACCCAATAGAATTCCTGTACGTTCGCTGCCATCAGCACGGCGATGCCTTCGCTGAGGCAAAAGTCGCGCACCCATGCCTCGTCGGCTTTGATCTCCAAGACATAAACTTGCTTGTCCTCTCGCGCGCGAAACGCGATGCGAGCCTGTCCATCGTCCAAAAAAGGCAGGATAACGGCGCGCGCGTCGATGCTTCCTTTCTTGATGAAGTCGGATGTTTCCTGTGGGGACATGATAAGCATGGGCCCGCCTTCTACTGCGCTAGATGTATCTTGAGTAAACCGACCGTTACTCCGCGACCTCCGCTTTCTTTCGTGGTGAAAACAATGATCGCTGTTGCTGCGTCAGATCGGCCGCCGGTGCCCGACCATCCCGCGCCTTGCGCTCCCATGTGTGAATGACTTTCGTCAGGCGCGGAACGTCGGTGAAATCGAAATCGAGCAGACAAACAACGTCCATCTCATCGACATTCCAATAGGCCATCCCGCGAGGGGCGTGGGGCTGTGATCGTGGATCGAAATCAATCGTGTGAGCAAGATGTTCGAAACTCTGTTCGAGCAAACAAGGATACGGATCGGCCTCGGGGCCTGGACGATATTGTAGAATCGCGATATCGCCAGGAATGCCAGTGACTTCCTCGACCTTGCGGTAATGATGCCAGTTCGGCAAATCAACGCCGTGTCGCCAATAGCCGGTTTTTCCGAATTGGACGCAGTGATCTTTGTACTTCACTTCCTTAAAACGTGAAGTTCCTCTGCGTGCCAGCAGTAAATCTGGCGAAACATATTTGCCCCCGGCGCCCGTTAGCATCGGAGCGCCGCCATCCTGAATGGCGTATACCGGAATAGAGAAATAGCCGAGCTTTTCGTACGCCGCACGGACCGCGCGCTCGGCAGCAGCGCCCCAGGCACGTGAGCGGGGATCAATCATTCAGCCGCCTCCGCTCCCTCGTCAGAGTAAACCTCGTTGCCCCACACCGTCCAGCCTGGGACAGGACGCCGAGCAAACAATTCAAGGTAGGGGCCGGTTATCAATCGTTCGATACGGACGCGCGTTTCTTCCGGCTTTACGCTATGCTCGCCGACTGGCGCACGAATGATTTGATGGACGTCTTTGTTGACTCTCTCTGGCGCGCCACGTGTGGCGAGAAAGCACGGCTCAGTATTCGCACGAGTCCAGTAACCCATGCCGGTCGCAAAATCTGAGTTCTCTTCTGATACTTCCTTGAACCAAACAAAACCCGCGGTCTTATACTCGAAGCCCCAGGCTTTGATGACCTCCAATGCGCCGGGAAGTTCTGGCCACACGCCCCACATGAACAGCGCGCAGTTGTCGGCCGCCAGCGAGGCAATCGGCAATGCTTTAATATCATCGAGAGACGCCGTATCGTAATGGCGCTCGGCGCTGCGCTGCTTGCCCTTGCCAGAATAGACTTTGAATTCCCAAGGCGGATCGGCATAGATGACCGGGAAGCGCAGGCCCTGCTCGATCATCGCAGTGAGATCGGCAACCCGCGCGCCGTGGTCGCGACGTGCCTCGAATGCGGCACGCTTTTCCTTGATCTCGGTTTCCTTCGCCTCGCCCAGGACGCCCTTGATGGTGGCGTCCTTACCCGCCTTCCATAATGCCTTGGCGACGATTTCAAGTCTCTTGCGACCGGCCTTGGCGAGCTTCTGCAACCGCGACCGCGACGTGCCGGGGATGGCAAGCGCGCCGCGGCCGGATGTCAATTTACCCTCCGGGGTAAATTGATGTTTATTCGCCTTCTGTACCTTCCCGATTTCTTCGCCGATGCGCATGTTGCCGAGCAGCACGACCCATTCGGCCTGCTGCTTGACCTCGGCAACGCCGCGCAACAGAATTTTCATCGCCTCAGCAGCGTCGATGATCCTGCGAATGCTTTCGTAGGTTCGAGCCGAATCGAGTTCGGCCTCCATGAGCGAGAGCGCATGAAGGGCTTTGGGAATGCTCGGGACGTGTGATTTCGCGGCGGCGAGTTTCGTCATTAATGCACCCGCGCGTCATGGCGCGAGGCCGTCGAGGGAGTCCTCTTTGCGGCGCCGGCCGCGTTTGGGTCTGGCGCCTTCGAGCGCGGCGCTGCCGAGCGGGGTATCGGCGAACGCGCCGAGCGCCTGGGCCATCTCTTCGAAGGCGGCGACGTCGTCCTCCTCGAGCGCGGCGATGCGCTTCTCCTGCTGGCGATCGGCGCGATGGCCTTTGAGGATGACGTTGAAGGCCTTCATGTTGAGGCCGCTCTCGCGGGCCGAGCCCTTGATCTCGGCAATGGTTGCGCGCGGGCCCTTGCACTGCGACATATAGGAGCCGCGCAGCGACAGCAGCTCGTCATCAGCCGCATCTATGGCGTGCAGGAAGTTGCTTATGGACGTGTTGGCAGACGCGTCATCCGGCATGGTGAAAACCTCCGGGGCGTGAATGTTAGGTGGGGAATTTCGTCGAGGTGCGAGTAAGTCTGCCACGCGATTTGTAGTTGGCCAAGCGCGACTTGCCTTGCGACGTCGCGACGCGTGCTTGCCGACCGCGGAGAAACCGCGATGGCATCGAGGTTTCTGGCGTTTGGTAGTTCAGCTGAAAAAAATTGCGTCTCGATTCCCTAAAAAAGCCAAGTTGAACACATAGAGCATTATGTGAACGCATGGATACCACGGCACGCCTTTCGGGGACTGGCCGAATCCAGCCCCGCTAAATCTCTGGATCTCCCATGTCTGACCTTGTGAAACCCCGATCGCGGGGAATGCGAAGGCGTGCGCGCCTACTTGAGCAGCATCCGCCGCATCGCATCGCAGCATGCATGCTCGCGCGTCTTGGCGCGGAGTTTAGTCATCGCGCGAGCCACGTAGGTCCGAATGGTGGTCTCGCCGATACCAAGCGCGCGCGCGATCTTTGCATCGCTCGCCCCATGGGACAGGTGCTGCAGCACGACGAGTTCGCGGGCGCTCAAGCGAATATGTTCTTCTGTCGGTGGCGGGACAATTTGATCGAGGCGCATGGCGGCCTGCATTGCCAGAGCGTAAAGGCGCCCGCGCTGCGTCGACGACAAACGCAAAACGTTCGGGGACCAAAAGAGCACGATCCATTTGTTGACCGGACAATAAAGCCCATCACGTATTCCATACTCGCGCAACAAATTGAAGACCCAGCGCTCCGACTCGTTCGGTCGCTTCTGGCTCAGGCATTCCGTCATGGTGAAGGGAGCCCGTTGAACCCAGGCCATCTGAGCGAGCACATTCGGCCCGCGCTCGCGCGCCATTGCGATGTGCTTCGCGTAGTGCGTCCGCACTTTCGGATCAAGGAGCATGTACTTGCCGATAGCATAGCCTCGTCGATAGTCCTGCGGACGGCGCGGGATGCGCCATGCACCGTAGAAATTGACCCCAAAATGCGGGGCGGATCGTTGCAGGGACTCGATGATCTCATCAGGGCGCTTGCTCCTCGCAAGCTTCTCAAGCTCCGGGCCGATCATCTGCATCGTCCTTCCGTTTCTGTAGCAGTTCTCGTTCCACCGGCAGCGCGGCGTGTCACCCGCGCGTCATATAACATATTCTTGTCAACGGCTCAACGACACGCGTCTGGATGGTATCCGGTGCGGCAAGCCCTAGCTCTGGTGGCTGCGCGCGCTTTCGTGCCACTGTCGGTATGGCTTCAGCAGCCGAAATACCATCGCTGGAATCTTACGCCGCTTTTACGAGAAGCCGCGGTTAGGATAACGGCGGGCGCGTCTGGGGTGGAGCCATGAAGAAATGGACCACAAGACGCCTGAAGATTCAGCGCTTCCGCATCACGTCGCGGGAGCAATGGCTCGCACTGCGCGCGGGCGATGTCACCGCGTCCGGGGTCGGCGCCCTGTTCGGGCTGCATCCCTATCAGACGCCGATGGGACTGTTCGCCGAGAAGACCGGCGTTCTGACCGAGGACGAGGACACGATCGCCAAGCGGCGCGGGCGTCTGCTCGAGGACGCAGTCGCCAAGGCTTATCAGGAGAAACACCCGAGCTACAAAATCGTCAAGGCGAAGCACTATTACCGCGCCACCGAGCTGCGGCTCGGCGCCACGCCGGATTTCATCATGATTGATGACCAGCGACAGCGCGTAGCCCTGCAGGCCAAGACGGTCGCGCCGCTCGCGTTCAAGCGCTCGTGGACCGACACGACTGCGCCGACGTGGATATCGCTCCAGTGCCTGACCGAGGCGATGCTGATGCGGGCCGATTACGGCGTCATCGCCGCCCTGGTGGTCGATGGCTATCATTTCGACTTACATGAATACATCGTGCCCCGCCATGACGCCGCCGAGCGGCGCATCCGCGAAGGCGTCGCCAAGTTCTGGGATGACGTCGCCGCCGGTCGGGCGCCGGAATTCCAGGCCGCCGATCGCTCGCTGATCGCCGTGATGTATCCGCGCGAGACGCCCGGCAGCACCATCGATCTGCGCGGCGACAACGAGCTGCCCGGCCTGTTGCGACGGCGCGAGCGCTACAAGAGCCTGATCGATCAGATGACCGAGCGCCAACGCGCGATCGAGACTCGCCTGATGGCGCAGATGGGCACCCATGAATCTGCGCTGGTCAATGACTGGCGCATCACGTTCAAGCAGCAGCACCGGAAAGAGTACACCGTGAAGGCGACCGACTTCCGTGTGTTGCGCATTGCCAGGGAGAAGGCCGCATGAGCAACCAACAACAAGTCGCGACGCGCGTGCCGAACGCCATCGTATCGCTGCGCAACGACCTCGAGAAGATGGAAGAGCAGTTCCGCTTTGCGCTGCCGGCGCATATTCCGCCCGCGCGCTTCATCCGCGTCGTCATGACGGCGGTGCAGAATAACCCGAAGCTGCTCAAGTGCGATCGGGTGTCGCTGTTCAATTCCTGTATGAAATGCGCGCAAGATGGTTTGTTGCCCGATGGCCGCGAGGCCGCGCTGGTCCCGTTTGCTGAAGATGGCGGTTCCGATCAAGTCCAATACTTGCCAATGATCGCAGGCATCCGAAAAAAGGTCCGCAACAGCGGCCTCCTGCGCGACTGGAATGTGCAAGTCGTGCAGCAAGGGGACCAGTTCGACTATCAGCTCGGCGACGATCCCTTCATCGCGCACAAGCCATCCCCGACGGGCGGTCGCGCGCGGCCGGTGCTGTTCGCCTATTCGATCGCGACGTATCCGGACGGGACGAAGTCGCGGGAGGTGATGAACGTCGACCAGCTCAAGGACATCCAATCAAAGTCCAAGGCAAAGCGCGGCCCTTGGTCCGACCCGATCTTTTACCCGGAGATGTGCCGCAAGACGGTGGCGAAGTTGCACGCGAAGCAGCTGCCAATGTCCACCGATCTCGACACGCTCCTGCGTCGCGACGAGGATTTGTATGACTTCAAGGGTGAGCGAGAGCGGGCCCAGCGAACAGCCGACGTGAAACCGCCGCCTTCGGTCGCCGCCGCACTCGATATGTTCGGCGCGGATCCGCAGCCGGAAGATAACCCACCGTCGAAGGAAGAGCTTGCCCGGCCCAGCGGTGGCCCCGTCACCGGGCAGGAGGGCGGCGGCGAGCAGGGGGCCGCTCCCACTGCCGCCGCCGCACCACCACCCGAAGATCCGATCGTCGCTGCCCGACGTCAGGGCTACGAGGCGCGCACGATGAACGTCGCCCGCAAGGCGATCCCGGGCGAGCTGCGGGCGCCCGAGCGCAGCAAGGAAGCCGCCGCGTGGCAAGTTGGCTGGGACAACGCCAACAACACCAAAGGCAGCGAATGAGCCTGCAACCGCGTAAGGGATTTGATTGGAATCATGTCTCATGGGGCAGGCCTGACTCCCCACGATCGGCGCTCTGTTCGTATTGCTCCGCTGGTATCGGCGAAGATGACGTGCCGCTGATCCTATCAAGTAACAACGGCCACGTCGCGCAGTTCTGCGACGACTGCATGCGCAAGTGGTGGGGAACGGGGGAAAAAACCCGTTGATGCCAGATCCACCATAGACACAAAGGAGGGAACGAACATGACGACGATCTCGGAGTATGCGCCCAAGCCCGCGGCCGATCCGTTGCAGATCGGCAAGATCACGGTCGAGGCGGTCGACCGTATCGGCGACCACGCCGCGACCGAGATCGAGCACACGGCGAAGCAAATACGCGACGGCGCGGACGATATCGCCCGCCGCCTTGAGCAGCTGGCGGAAGCCATACGGTCGCACAGCAAAATCGCAAGCGAGCATACTGCGGCTTTCGTCGACAAGACCACCCAAGTCCTCGAAACCGTCCGTGCTCTCGATGCCAAGCTGCAAAAAAAGGAGAACGGTCATGATCAAAGCCCTTCCGATTGAAGCGATTGAAGGCCCGCTCATGACGGTTGTCGAAGCCTGCAGGGTGCTTCGCTGCGGTCGCACGCAGCTCTACAAGTTGCGCAACCAGGGTCACATCGAGATGGTCAAGTTTGGCCACCGCACAACGCGAGTGTCGAAGCGATCGGTCGAGCGATATCTCAGCGTGATCGACCGGCCGGAGCCCGACAACAAGGGAGACGCAGCATGAAGCAGAATGGCGACGGCCGCTTCGAGCTGGATGAATTCGAAATCGCGCTGGCCATGGAGATCGCCGACCGGATCAAATTGCAGTTAGCCGCCGTCGTGCAGACTGCAATCGAAGCAGGCGGAAAAACCGGCATACCTGATCAGTGCGTCATGTCGGCGATTGCGACCGAAACGCTTCTGCTCGCGGCGTGCTGCCACAACGGAACCACGGAATCATTTCGCAGCATGGTCGAAATGGCGCTGGTGGCTACGGAGCGCTTCAAGTCCTATGCTGCCACGGACGAGCGCGGAGCGATGCAATGACGGGACACTCCAAGCATCGCGAATGGCTGGAAGGAATGTCGCGCGAATTGACCGACAAGGGGCTGCTGATCGAGGCCGGCTGGATGTCATTCCGCGCGGCCGCGATTTCCACGGACGCCCCCGAGGATCAGCTGCGCGAGATGCGCCTGGCGTTCTTTGCCGGCGCCCAGCATTTGTTCGGCTCCATCATGACTATCCTCGACCCCGGGAGCGAGCCGACCGAAGCCGATCTCAAGCGCATAGACAACATCAACAATGAACTCAACCAATTTCTTGCCGTGATGGTCGAACAAATGCGAGCGGAGCGTCAATGACAGGAGGGAATCATGGACTGCATCGAATTACGAACGGCGGCGGAAGTGCGCGAGCATGCCCGTGCCGTCCAGCGCAGGATCAACGAGCGCCGTCGCGCCATTGCGCCCGAGCCGGCGCCGCCGCGCCGGAAGCCGCCGCAACCTGATGACGTACCGGAGGATGATCCGCTCGATCCTCGTGACGTGCAGACGGCGGTTGCGATAGCGGACAACCCGCCGCGTTCTGTGTTCGTCATCGTCAGCGAGTTTTTCGGCTCATCAATTGGCGAGCTGACCGGCAGTAGCCGCCACCCGATATTGGTGCTGCCGAGGCAGATAGCTTGCTTCGTAGCGCGTCGGCTGGGCTTTTCCTATCCGCGAATAGGCCACGCGGCGCAGCGCGACCACTCGACCGTTCAGTATGCTTGCCGGGTCATCACGCAGCGCGTGGTGCAGGACAGGGCAATCGCCCAGTTAGTCAATACGATTGGCACCAAGGCCGCCGCCGACCTTGGGACGGAGTGGCGTCCGGTACGGAGGGCTTCGCAATGACGGCACGGGATCAGGTTCTTGCCGCTGGCGAGATCGTCGAGAGCATTCGGCCTCTCCTTGCCGGCCATTCGCCGGAAGTCGTCGGCGCCGCGCTCGCTGATCTGTTCGCGACGCTGCTTGCGGGCTACCACGATGCGCGCGGGAAGAAACGTACCACCGAGCTGCGCGAGGCAGTCATCACCGAATGGCTGAAAGTCGCGCGCGCGCTGGTCGAGCCAAACGAGCATCTGCTGCTGGAAAGGCTGCGTCGCAGGAGCAACTAAAAGCGGAGGCGCCCATGACCGGATTTTTCCTTGGGCTTGTTGTCGGCGCCTGCTTCGGCGCTGTCATCATGGCCATCATGTGGTCGAGCGCCGACGTCGAGTCAAAACGGAGGTCACCTAAATGAGCCCCGACATGAAGCGCCTAGACCACAGTCTTGAGATCGATCTCCGCGAGTGGGAGTTTGAACCCAGCGCCGAGTTGAAAGTCCTCTTGACGGAAAGATTAGCTTCCATGGCCACTGCTACTTTGCGGAAGCATTTCGAGCAAAATCCCCCGTCGCTATCAGTCCCATCCGGATGGGGAGATCATGACGGAATGGGCGGCCCACGCCCGGACGATCCATTGACGATCCACGTCAACTTGCAACTCGCCAACCACGACGATGGCGTCACCTATGCCTGCTCGCTGGAAGCCGCCATCGATGACGTGATCGAGCTTCAGTCATACGACGGCGTAAAAGTGGAAGACGAAGATGGCCGCCAAGTCTGCGCCAGGATAGCCGCTCGCCTGCGCGAGTTGGCCGACAAGCTCGATGCGGCCTGCGCGTCGCCTTGAGGCCTCTCGATCTGATCGACGTGGAAGCTCTCATTGGGGAAGAAACCCTGCGGCCTCGCTCACGCATTGTGCCCGATCCCATTTGCGGTCCGGGTATCCTCCACTGAATGTCTAGGCGCGCTGGCGCTGATTGCGAGGGGCACTCGCCTAGCCGGCCGGGCATGCCTTCGTCTCGGCCTACTCGGATTCTGCCCAATTTCTCGCCGCAGGGCAACGGACTTTACCCGATTCCGGCGCCAATGCCTAAAATCTCTTCATGACGTCTCAAGCTTGCGGACCCGCTGGTCGAGGCGATCCAGCTTCGAGCGCAGCCCGCGCACCTCGACGGCGAGGCCGTCGACCGCGCCCTCAAGTCGGATCGCGATCCCGGTGAGGACCGTCATATCGTCGCGCAGCGAGCCCAGTTCGGTCAGAATGCGCTCGCTCTGCCGCGCCAGGAAATTGAAATCAGGTTCAGTCATTGATTGGATTCCTTTTTCGACCGACGACCCGACCGCGCGCGTCATAGAACGTCGTGGTGCCGCTGACCGTGGTGGACGTGCCGATGCTGCGGCCCTGCGCATCGCGGAAACGAATGCTGCCAGAACTATCGCGTGTGGCGGTGCCGTCGCTCTGGCCGTTCGGCGCAAAGAAGCGGGTCTGCTCCTCGGCCTGCGCTGGCAACGCCAGCGTCAGCAGAAGAGCGAGGGCCAACTTGCTCATGACGTCTTGTCTTTGCGCGCGATGGCCGCCGGATCGAAGGTGCCGCATGGCGTCATTTCCCGGAACGCCTCACGGGCTATTTCCCCAAACGTCTTTGCGGTGACGCCACGCTCCGCAAACTTCTCTTTTCGAAACAATGCGATTCTGGCGGCGTGTTGCAACAGCGCCATTTCCAGAGCGAGAAACATTGCTGCCGCCGATCCTGATTCGCCGTGAGTGGCTTTCATCGATCCCAGCCACCCGTCTATTGCTCCGTCAAGAGCTGCGTACGCTCGACCGCCAGCTTCGAGATAATTATCGACTTCGGTCATCCTTTGGCGCTCCCTCATTGTGCGGCTTGGCGTTTGAACGGGACGATGGCGGCCGGCGAGAGATCGACCATGGCGGCGCGGACCAGATCGTCAGTGACATCGGTGATGTGGCGCCCGTAGTGCGCACGAATTTGCGCCTCGCTGGTATCATGCAGCGATGCGACAAGGCTCACCGGCAGGCCTGCCAGCAAGCCGCGCACGATGCTTGAGTGCCGCAGCGCGTAGCTCGTGATTGACGGATCGAGCCCAGCGGCGACGACCGCCTTGCAGAATGGGTCTTCGATATTGTCGAAGCTCCAAGGCCGCCCGGTTGGCGACAGCAGCAGCAAGTCGTCATCGGCGCGGCCGGCGGCGACCTCCTGCAGCAGCGCGGCGAGGCTGCCCGGGATCTGCAGCGCCTTGGCCGGGGCCTTCCTCGCCGCCGCCCTGCGCCCGCCCTTGCGCGAGGGTGACATGAGCAATCGCCCCTTCGCGGCCTGCAGGTCGCTGACGCGCAGCCGAGCCACCTGACTGATGCGCGCGCCCGTCGCCGCCAAGACCTCGACCAGCAGCCCGAAACAGGCGCCGATGGCGCGGGCCTCGACGATGATGGCGCGGACGTCGCGATCGGGCAGCGTTAGCCGCCGCGCGGTGTTGCCTTCGGGCAGGCTCTCAAGCCCGAGCTTCCATGCCATTGCGTTGGTGATGCGCGAGTCGCATTTCGCCGCGGCGTTGAGCGCCGCTCGCAGCCCCTTCATGGTGCGGTTTGGGTTGCCGCCCTTGTCGACGATGCCATCGCGGAACGCCCGCAGATCCTGCGCCGTCAGCAACGCCACGCATTTCCCGGCGAGCACCGGCGACAGATGGGCGCGGACGCGCTTGGCGTTCGCCGGATCGGCCCCGGCGCTTTTCAGGTCCGCCTCGTACCGGGTGAGCGCTTGGTCGACCGTGACGGGCGCGCCCTGGCCGCCCGGGGTCTGCCCGCGCGCGATCTCCTTGGCGCGGTCCTGGGCCTGCCAGAAGTTGAGGATGGTCTGCCCGTCGGCCTTGTCGTGATCGTCGGCCTCGGCGAACTTCCTGATCCATTCCTTGCCGTGGCCGTCGGTGGCCTCGACCGACCAAGTGCCGCCGGTCGCGTTGCGGCGATAGCCGAGCTTGATGCCGCGCGCGATGCGCAGCCAGAAGGGTTTCGTCTGCACCGGTAGCGTCAGCCGGGCGCTGGGGGATTCGAATTTGGTCGCTCTGATCTTTGGCATTGGAGTCCCTGGTTAAGTCCGAATGAACGGTCCGATGGTCATGGGGACCACCAGATACCTTGTATGGACTAAAATAGGGTAGTTTCCTCGCAAAATCAAAGGGATTGCGCGAACACATGGTGCACTATGAGATACTATCGAAGGCTTAATGAACGCATGGGTTTCGCCCCGATAGGGCAGCGGACGCCCACGCTAACCATTTGATATCGCAAACTAAACGCTTCGACGGGTCGCGTTAGAGTCCCCATCGACGAGCCCCCCAAAGTTTCCCGTGCCCGTTCCCGCGCCGTTCCCGTGCGGGAAGCTACGGGAATGCAAAAGGGGGGTTGCGCGCCCAGCGACAATCCGCCCAAAATCATCGCAGAGACCGCCACGCACCCTAGGGATATCCATATCGACCCCCAATCGAGCAGATGACATGCGCGCCAGAATGGTCGACCTTCGGGGAAGGCCACCGCCCCACGGGAACCCCGAAAATGCCGATCCACGACGAGCCGGGCGACAGCATGACCGTCAACGAATTCTGCGCCCGCAACCGAATCTCGAAGCAATTTTATTACAAGCTCCGCGCGCGCGGCGACGGGCCGACGGAAATGCGCCTCGGCTCGCGCGTCCTGATCTCGAAAGAAGAAGCGGCGGACTGGCGCCGCCGGATGGCGCGCCCGCTCGAAGACGACGAGCCGCCGGGACCGGACGAGGCAGCATGAGCGCGGCCGCCGATCAGAGCCTGCGACTTCGCCAGGAGGGCGCGTTCGTCAACGCGTACTTTCCGACGTCATCCAACCGGGAAATCCTGCTGGGCTCGATCAGGGCAAGCCTGGTCCGCCGCCAGCCGCGCCGCGCCCAATTCATGACGATGATGCGCGCCGCCGCCATCGACGTTCGCAGCGGCATCGAGCGCCTCGAGGACGACGAGGAGGACGCATGACCAAAATCTATCGCGGCTGGCGCATGGCCGATGGCGCCCACGTCAAGATCGTACTTCCCGACGGCGAGCTGCGCCGGCTACCGCTGCGGCTCGATCTTGATAATCATTCGCCGACCGGCTTCGAGTGGGGCTACGCGGGATCCGGCCCGGCGCAGCTCGCGCTCGCGCTGCTGGCCGACGCGACGCGCCGCGACGCGACCGCGCGGGCGCTCCATCAGGCATTCAAATTCAAAATCATCACGCCGCTCGCGCGCGATGCGCTGTGGGAAATGACCGATGACGATGTCATCCGCCATGCCGCCGCGATCTCCGAATTGCCGTTGATGCGGATGCCTGACGGCTCGGTCAGCCGATGCTGCCTCGATTGCACCTGTTACTTGTTTGACATGGCCATGATCGTTTGCGACCCGCTCGGCGTCTATGACATGGCGCCCGGCGTCACGTTCGAGGATGCCCGCAACGCGGTCAAGGATCGACACCCCGGCCCATGAGACGGAGGCGCATCATGCGCGGAGTCATGCTGATCTTTAGGCCGAACAATCACGAACCGGAAGCCAGAGCATTCACGCACGCTCCTGATATTGGCGATCTCAAGGACGCGATCGGCGGCGGCTGGCTCGAGGCGGTGCCCGGTTTTGCATCGATCGAGCACGACGGCGCGCTGCAACGATGCGTGGCCTTCTGCGACGAGGAAGGAAAGCTCGATTATCGCTCGTCGGGCAAAGCCGCGAGCAAGCCTGACCCGGTCAACAGCTTGGCGACCGTTCTTTGGGACAAAGCGCTTCGGCGCGCCACCCATCCCGGCCTCATGAACCGGGGTGGATTGCTCGCCGATCATTTGCGCGGTGACATCTGCGTCCTATACGGCGACGACGAATTCATGGAGAGTCTATGACCGACGTCCTGCGCGAGCTGATCGAGGTGGCATCCGGCGCGTCCGAACTAACATTCATGACGACCGGGAGCTTCCCGCCGACGTGGCACATGATCACGGCCGACGGCGAACATCTGTACAGCGGGCCGATCAGTCCCGACAAGGATACACAGGTGGCGCTGATCAGGGCGCTGATGATCATTCGCAATATCGTGAGGTACGTTTTCATCGACGAGGCGTGGATATTGGAACGCAAAGAGATCGATCGAGCCGAGTTGGATCGGGTCTATCAGACCGGCCTCAAGAACCACCCCGATCGAAAAGAGATTCTGATGTTCTCGGCCGAGGATCAAAGCGCCGGCATGGTGACGGCCCATCGCGATATCATCCGCGAGCCGGGGCGCAAGGCGCGGCTGGGCCCGCTGGTCATCGACAACTTCACCGAATCCGAGGGGCGCATGGTGGGACTGCTACCGGCCCCGGGGACGCGGCAATGATGCTTGGCGATCTGTATGTGATGGAGCCCTATCCGCCGGCCAAATTGCTCAAGGCATTGGCTGTCATCGCCGACACGTTGCATCCAGCCTTCGATCTGCGGCCAGATATCAAGCCGTTCTATACGCGCCGCGCCTGCGTCATCTCTTCGCTGACGGTGCGCGATTTTCTGGTGCGGATCGGCTTCAACGCGATCGTACGGCCGGTGGCGACCGTGATCTGGGCCGAGCGCGACGGCAAGCTGCTGCATTCGCTGGCGATCGGAGCGCCGCACGATAGGCGGGACATAAAGGACAACTGGAAGGGCCACATGGTGGTGACGGTCACGACGCCGGCCGGCGAGTTCCTGATCGACACCACGCTTTACCCGGTTCGACGGCCGCAATGGCGCGAGCTGCCCGGCATGATGGCGCTGGCGCTTTCGGACAAGCGCATTCGCGCATGGTGGCGGCTCGAGGTGATCGCATCCGCCGCCTATGGCGTCGAGGGCGAGGAAGTCAGCATCGGGTGGTTCGACAACCCGCGCAACAAGAGCTGGCAGTACGGCGGCGACGGCCGCGATCCGTTCCGACGCGCGCCGGTGATAGCCGCACTGATCGAGAAGTTCGGTGTCTGGGAAGAGGCGCCGGCGCAAAGGGGACGAGGGAAAAATGGCAATTCTGTTGATTGGATTGAAAGAGAAGATGGAGATAGCGGCAGCGATGAAGCGGGCGCGAGCGCATCCAGTGCCGTTGAGCTTCATTCGCGAATTCGCGGTCGCGGACAAGCCGATCGTTAAGCTCGCCGATCGCAAGCCGGGATATCAGGAGCGCCCGCGCCGGCCGGAGGAAGTGTTGATCCAGATCGGCTATCGCGCCAATGTCAGCGTCGAGGAACAGCCAGCCGGCCTGTTCCTTCATCTGTCGATTTCGGTCGAGCGCACCGATCCGACGCGCATGCCGAGCGTCACAGCCGTCACAACCATAGCGGAGGCGTTCGGTATCGATTATGCGGCAGCGCAACAGCAGGGCTTGATCTGGATGGAGGAATATGATCCCGGGCGTCACGCCATCAATCTGCTCAAGCTGATCGTTCCACGTAAGGAAGGCCACGCATAAAGGAGCTTTGAAATGCACCCATCTACCTTTGACGACGTGCAACCGTCTCAAGCCCAGATAAACCGAATGAGCACTGTTCGTGATCGATTTACTAACTTTGCAAAGGAATTGGAGCTTCTTCTTCCAGAGGGGCCAGATAAGACCTACCTCATGCGCAAACTCCGTGAAATTGGCATGTGGGCGAACGTCACAATAACACGACTTCCAGACGGCTCGCCGAGGGCAGAGTGAGACTTTCCGATCATCTGATGGAGGCCCGCGGAAGCCTCTGCGATCTTCATGGCATCGTGAGTTCGGTTTGCGCCGAGATCGAGCGCGCCGAGCGTTTCGTTCTGTCCGATCATGCGGCCGACGCGGCGGGCAACATCGTCCAATCCAGACCGTCAACCTTGCTCAAGGCGCTGCCGCTCTGCCGCCTGCCCTATAAAACCATGTGGATCGAATGGAAGGGCGGCCGAGTTGGCGCCCCGCAAAGCCGGCCCGGAGCTCCGCCACCGGCCAAGATGGGCTGCCTGATCGAAGGCATTGACGATCAGATCGGCACCATGACGTGGGCGTGGGTGCATTTCGATCTGCCTGGAATGCCCGGCGCTGGCGTCAACGTCTGTCCGTTCGGCCAAGTGTTTGATTGGCGCCCCGAGGGCAATATCCCGGCGCTGCTGAATGGGTTTGCAGACGAATGGCTCGCGCAGCACCACCAATCGACTATGCTCGATCTGATTATCGAGGCCGGCAAGGGCCGATGGCTCAAAGAGCTGGGCGACGAAACCCTGAAATGGGTGATGACCGATAGCCGTCCAGGCTGGGACAAGTTCGCGAACCGGCCGGGCGAGATCGAGGCGCTTCGCACGCTGACCAAGCGATCGGCAAGATGGGTGTCGCGGCACGCGTGGAATTTCTTTGCCCTCGCCGGCCCAGCGCTCATGAACGACAGGCACATCGTGCGCATTCTGACCGGATGGGAGGCCGACACGGTCGGCGAGGGCCCGTTCATAGAAGCGGTCCTCGCCCTGATGAATTCGCGCAACGCGGTCGAGAGCGTGCCGGCCGATCTGACGCGGCTCAATCGCAAGCGCGTGCGGCTCGGGCGCGTGCCGTTCCTGAGCCACTACGTCACCGATCTGTCGCTCTCGCGCGGACAGACCAACGTCGCGAATGCACACGGATTGAGCCGCGAGCAAGCGCGCGGCCACAAGGTTCGCGGCCACTTCAAGATCAGGAGCAGTGGACGGATTTTTTGGTGGAATTCGTTCGAGCGCGGTGATCGCAGTCGGCCGATGCCGGAACGCGAAGCCTATGAGGTGGCCGAATGAGCGGCTACACGATCGCCCCCGACGCGAGCTGGATCAGGTGTCATCGCTGCGGCAGGACGAGCTACAATCGCAACGATGTCGCGCAACGCTACTGCGGCTTTTGCCACCGCTTCCACGACGACGAGGACATAAAAAAAGGGCCGGCGAAGCCGACCCAGATGAGGGGAGGTGTCCAACCTTTACCCAGGGATGCGGCGCCTACCGAACGCCGCGCCGATCTCTTACCACATCCTGATCAAACACCAAAAGGGAGAGTGACAAAATGATCATGCCAACACGACCGTCGACCGAACGCGACCGCGCAGTATGGGCGCATTGCCAGCGCATCAAGGCCACCAGCCCCTGCCTGTTGTGCTTCGCCGATGAGGCGCCGTGCCGCGAGGAGACGGAGGCCGCGATGGGCGTGATTTCATCGTGGTACCCGCCGGGCTACGAATGGTGGAAACAGCGCGCCTGATCTTGCGTGCTGATCGAGCAGCGAGCTGGCGCGGCTTCTCGCAGAACCGGCAGGTCACGGTCCGTGCTCGACGACCTTGATGCCGCCCGAGCCACCGTTGCCGCCGTTGTTCGTTGATACGCCGCCATTGCCTCCGGCACCGATCGTGTAGGTGTAGGATGCAGCTGGATTTTTGATGAGCAAATAGAAACCTTCACCACCACCGCCGCCAGCGGCAGCCGTGTAGTTGGCCGAGCTAGAATTGTCTGCGCCGCCGCCGCCCTCGCCTGTGTTCGGCAATCCATTGGCCCCGGCTTGGCTAGGACCAGGAGTTCCTGGCGCACCGAAGCTGAACATGCTGGCGCCGCCAACGCCGCCGGCCATACCTGCGGTGGCGTTGATGCTGACCACGTTTCCGCCCGATCCGCCGCGCTGCCTGAACCCTGTTACCGCCCCAACTCCACCCGACCCACCTATGCCACCGGCGTAACCTAGATTAGGAGCGCTCGTCCCTGAACATCCGCCCCCTCCTATCGCCGTAATGCCGCCGAACGTGGTCGTTCCGCCAGCCGATCCGGGTGTCGTGGCCGTTGGCGATGAGCCGCCGCCACCACCACCGCCGCCTACGGCATAGACTTCAAGCCAGCTAGTGCCAGAATTGACGGCATAGGTGGCGTTGGTTCCTGATGTGAGAAGCGTAACGGTTGGAGGCGCACCGATCGGCCCCTGCGGCCCCTGCGGCCCTTGCGGCCCCTGCGGGCCAGTTGTTCCCTGCGGCCCCTGCGAGCCCTGCGGCCCAGTGAGGCCTTGCGGCCCTTGCGGCCCAGTCGAACCTGTAATGCCTTGCGCGCCGGTTGGTCCGATCGGCCCCTGCGGGCCCGGCTCGCCTTGCTGCCCGGTTCCACCTGGTCCCATCGGGCCCGGCGGACCGGGCACCCCCTGGGGCCCCGGCGGCCCAATCGGCCCCGGTGAGCCTGTCGGCGGTATCACCAGCGATTGAACTGGCGTCGAAGTGTTCTGCGCGAGCGTCATCCGCGGCGTGCCGCCAGCAAGATCGAATCGGTCGCCGGCCATGGTTCAAGTCCTCGCGTCTGTGTAAGCGGTCCGCTCACCGGGTCGTCCCCTCGACGACCGTAGCGGTGCCTTCCCAGAGTCGCTCTTGCCAGCCGTTCGGCATCAGCCGCACGATATCGCTGACGTAGCTGCCCGGGATCAGTTGGCTCAAGCGATTGCGGTCCAGGGCGATGGTGAAGGCGCCGCCAACCGCGTTGGTGATCTGAATTCCACTGGCGGGAGGGGCCGTGGATACCGAGACAACGACGTTATGACTGCTCTCGCTTGTTCTGATTTCCATCATCAACGTCGATCCGGTGAGATCGATCGGCGTCGTGGTGACGCCGTCGGAATTGAGCGTGGCGTAGAGGAACGGCACGATCCAATCGTCGTTCAGCGCGATGTTCATCGTACCGGTGTAGTAGGCCGGGCCGGGCATGACCTCACCCTCAATTATATTGGCCGCCGGTTGCCGTCGTGCCCGCCGTGCTGCCAGGAAAGTAATTCACGTTGCCGTTGGTTTGGCTATCGACGAGCCCGTTCATGTAGGAGCTATAACGCGGACCGGTGACACTCGCGGCACCCGTGATTGACGTGTAGTGCATCTGCAGCACGCCCAGGCTGAAGGCCACACAGAAGCCGGCCGAGAAGCTCACCGCGCCGAGGATGTTGAGAACCGGCCAACTCGCGGGCAGCGGCGCCGGATAGGTCAGGTAGCCGACGGTCTCGGCGTTCACGTGCGCTTGAGCGTTCGCCCCGGCCTCGATGATGATGGTGCCGGGTCCGACCGTCGTGGTGGAACCGCTGCTGCCCGTCGACATGTGATAGCGCGCACACGGACCAAATTGCATGCTGTGGATGGCGGCGTAGCCCCCGACGTTGGCGAAGCCGTCCAGTGCGACTGACGGCGAGGATAGACGGAAGCCGTCGTAATCGTAGTTGCCGCCGCTCTGATAGAACGCGCAGGAGAGGGCCACAGCTTGAGCCGCGACCTGGACGTTCGCCGGAGAGGCGTGATTGCCGACGAGAAAGACCGTGCCGGTGCCGTTGAGCGCTCGTAAGTTCACCTGTCCGGCGTAGGTTCCATCGGCGACGTTAATGTATTGATTGTAGTTATTCATGTTGTACTTGAGCACTTCGTCGCTTGCGCGCTGGATCGTCTTAAACGGTCCGATCTTTCCGGCCCCGACGGTCGGTGAAGTACCGTCGTAGGTGTCCAGGCCTGTTGCGCCGTTGACGTACCAGTTGGTGTTCTTCTGCAGCAGCGGCAGCGCGCCCGGGACACGGGCTTGTGTGCCGGCAACGATCAACCATTCCGCACCGTCGAAGAACAGCAGCAGCCAGCCGGTGCCAAGCACGTCGCCAATCGCAATCGGCGTGAGATCGGCGTTGGTCACCGGCATGAACGGACTGCCGTTGACCGAGAAAACCGTGCCGCCCTGCATGCTGGCATAAACAGCCTTGAACCAGATCGCGGTGCCGAACGGCGGCGGCATGATCGGCAGCGTCGGGACCGTGGTGCTCCATTGCGTGGCATTGCCCAAATTTGGCACGCCCACTTTGAAGTGGTTGAACACGTCCATGATCTTCATCATCTCAAGGAGCTGATTCAGGTCGGAGTTTGTTCCAACGAGCCCGGCCGCCTGGATCGCGTTCATGATCTCGCGCTGCGGATACTCGATCGACGCCGCTGGCACGATCGAGCCCTGGATGCCCGCACCCGGGTTACCGTCGATATATGATGCGTTCGGATTCGACGGCTGATCGAAAGGTTGGTTGTATTTCATTTTGGTGAGCCTTTTTTAGAAAACCACGACCTCGTCCCACTCGGTCGTCACCGCAAACGACCACAGGCCGGTCGCTGGCACGGTGGCACGGATCACAAAGCCCTCGTTGGTGACGAGCATCATCGGATGCTCGTCCTGCAGTTTTTCAAAGAGCGTCAAGGCGCCTGCTGTGACCGTTGTGTTGATGGCGACCGGCGCGGTCACCGTGCGCGAGTCGAGCGGATCGGGATCGAGCGCGCGCGTACCGGGAGTCAGCGCGGCCGTGGTGGCGACCATGATCTCCGCCAGCGACGTGCCCATGCTGGTGCGCAGCTGCGCGTGGTCGCCGCTGAGATCGGCGAGAGCGCCGCCGCCATAGGGCGCGGTGAATTGACGGGCAGCGAAGAGATCGAAGGTCGCGAGCCCGGCCGCGAAGGCGGTGCCGAGTGTCCAAGCATTCAGGCGTACGCGCCGCACCAAGCCAAGCAAGGATGCCGGCCAGTAGAACGAATAGATCGGCGAGTTGGCGGCGAGGCCGGAGGCCATCACGCCGCTCTTGGCGCAGTGCTGGAACATGCCGCCGGTACCGTAATCGAGCGGATAACCGGATGTCAGAATCATCGAGCGCTGCAACGATCCGTCGCCAACCGCCGAGAGGTCGCGCATGCGAATATTGAACAGATTGCCGACGCCATCTTTGATTTGCTTGTTGTCCATCTACATCATCCCCAACCCGAGATATTGAGTGTTGAATGTTTGGGTGAAGTCGAGCGCGACGACCTGCGAGAAGTCGTAGACAATGTCGGTGTGCGCCGGCTTCCAGCGATCAAGAATGCATTCGAGGTCTTCGGGAACGCCGATCGCCAGCAAGCGGTCAACGCCGCATTCGCTGACGCCGGTGCGGAAGTAGGTGAGCGACAGCGCGTTGACGTGGACGGTCCAGTAATATCGAATCTCGGGCGGCCCGAGCTGCCACATGAACCGCGTCGGATCGTCCGGATTGTCCTTCGCCCAGCGCGTGTCGCCGACGCGCGAGATGCCGCAGATGTACGGCAGATATTCCGTGATCGTGATGGTGTAGCCGAGCGCCGCCGCCACATTGATGAAGAACTGGCGCGACTGTCCGCCCAGCATCGTCATCTTCAACACCAGTGCCTGCCGCCGCGCGACGATGCCTTGCGGCGCCTTCACGCAGGGATCTGGCAGCCCCCAGGCGCGTTCCCAGTCGGGCAGCAATTCGACCGTCAGGCGAGGATCGGATTCGATCTCCAACAGGTCGGCGGCGCGGCTGTCGACGAAGCCCCAATAATCGACGAGCCCGCTGCAGGCCTCGACCAAAGTCGACAGGGCGTGCCTCGGCCAAGCTGGCCCTTGCGGCAACAGCGCGAGAAAGGCTTGGGCATAATCGGCGCCGCTGCGTCGAACATGAACGTCAGCCATGGCTCGAATAGGCGATGCTTTGCTGCGAAACCGGCGGGGGCACCGGCGCGGTGCTGTAGTAGATGTCGCCCAAGGTCGCCATGTGGCCGTTGTCCGGCATGATGTCGTCTTCGACCGTCGTCATGTCGAAAGAGACGACGCCGGCCGCGCTCATCACGGCGGCAAATTTCCAGGCCGCGAAGATCGTCTGCCCAGGCGTGGCGTACTGGAACAGCATGTCGAGAATGGACTGCTCGATCGCCGCTCGCACAGCCGTCGTATCTGGATTGAGATTGGCGATGTCGAAGTCGATCGGCTCTTTGAGCGGCGCGAGCACGTAGCATTCCTTCACTGTCACAGGGCGCACCGTATCGAGATAGGCGGAAACCGTGTCGCAGTCCGTTTGCAATGGGAAGCCGCCATTGTCGGCGCGCAGATCGTCCATCATGAAGCGGATCGAGACGGTGCCGACGCCCATTTCCATCGGCGCGCACCAGGCGCGCGTGACGCCGGGCACGGCAAGCGCCCAAGCGACATAGTCGTCCGCATCGCCGCCCATCGGGGGATGCCGGATGCGCTGGAGCACGCGGGCGCGCAGCTCGTCGTCGGTTTCGTCATCGGCGCCGCCATCCAGGGTGTCGACCGTGACCGAGTCGACGCTGCCGGTGAGCGGCGTCAGCACGCCGAGCGCGGTGCCTGGATCGAGATTGCCGACCGAGCCGGGATCGATGGCGAGGATCGGCGCCGGTGTCGGCAGGCCGGTTGCGTCGGTCAGGATATCGGCGGTTGTCTGATAGATGACACTCGTCCCGCCATAGGAAAGCTGCGTGCCGGTCGGCACGGTCACGCTCCCGGTCGAGGTGACGAAATCCGCCGTGCCACTGGCCTGGGTCGCGAGCTTGCGCCCGGTTGATCCGTCCGAATTCGTGAGCCAGATATGGCCGTGCCGATCGAGCCATATTGTCTCGGCGGTATCCGGCAAAAGCTGCAGCGCCAGCCAATCGACGTATTGCAGCACCAGATGGCAGAGCGCGCCCATCGCATCGGAAATAACGCGCAGGACGCTGTTGGCCACATTTGCGTCGGCGCCCGGCAGCCGCCCGGCGATGGCATCGCGAACCGCGCTGCGCACGTCTCGCAAAGTCGGCGTGCTCCAAGGCATTGGATCAGTTCTCGATGATGTCTTGCCAGAGAATTTGATATTGCAATTCGACCGCAGTCTTTGGGCCTCGATACAGGCGCACCAGCGCCGTGATGCGCTGCGTATCCAAGCGCGTGACGATCACCTCCATGCCGGTCGCGACGCGCTGATCGATGAACGGCTGCAGCGCTTCCTGGATGTAGAACTTGATGCGCGACATGGTCGAACCCTGTTGCGCCGCAGAGCCGGTGATCTTCTCGCGCTTGAGCAGCCAAAGCCGGCAGCCGATCGGCCAGCCGTTCCAGATCACGTCGGCGTCCATGTCGCCCCACCAGCCGCGCCGGTCGGTCGAATCTGGATCTGGCAATCTATCGTTCACGTCCGCCAGGCGATCGGTCCCGAGAGCCACGATGACGGCGGTGGCAAGCGCCTGCGTCTCGTCGAGTGTGCCGTTGTCGAGCAGCAACCAGTCGACCGACACCTCAGTTTGATAGGGGAAGATGCCCTGCTGGACGAGGCGGATATCGCCCATATTCAGCGGCTCGCGAACTGGTAGACGCTCGCCGCGACGACGGGCCAAACGCTGTAATTGATCCCCAGCGATATGCCGAGCAGCAACGCCAATGCGACGGGTAGCAGCGAGGAGCTCGCCGCTTGCGGTGGCTCGCCGATGACGACAGCGTCGTCCCTCTCCCCGGCAGCGAGGCTGCCAATGCGCGCATAGACATTGACCGAGGGCCCCTGCGTGGTTTCCACCGGGGCGAACGAGTGCTTGCTCTGGTTGCCGCCGAGATAGGTTTTCTGGCTGATGCAATGCACGTAGCTATCGCCGTCACTGAGCATCATGTGGGCTTCGGTGCCGGACACGCGCGTCTTGTCCTGCGTCACGTCGATGAAGCGGTATGAGTTCTGGCCGTTCTTATAGACGGGGCTCTGCCCTTTCTGCTGGCCACCTCCACTGGCGGTGCCACTGCCGGACCCACCGGTGCCGCTATCGCGGCTGCTGCCACCGCCTGTGCCGCCGCTTCCGCTTTGTTGCTGCTGCTGATCGACCAGCTGCATGCGTACCGTCTTCTGGGTCGGTGCGCTCCAATATCCGCCATCCTGCGTCAAGTGGAACTGCTGCGAGTCCTGCTTGGTGCGGAACATCGCGACGTCGCCCTTCTCCAGGCCCTTGAGGCGATGCCGGCGATCATCCATCACGCCGCACACAGCAAACGAACGGTTGCCGCCGGGGAATTGCATGAACCCTTCGGCGCCACCACTGACCGAACCGTCCTGGCCCTTGTCGGCGTCCATGACGACAGACGTGAAGCCATAGTTTTGCGGCGACTCGACCTTGCCGCGCGACTCGCCCTTGGCGAAGTTGCCGCCCATCTCCTGCATAAGCTTGCTGTCGTCCGCCTGATGAATGACGGTGCGCGCGCCGCCGGCGACGTAGGCGCGGAACGAGGTGTTTGCGGGTGTGGCGCGGTGCATCTGCTTATTCCTGATAGAGGGGCGGCGGATCGGTCGTCGCTGCGGCCGGCGGCGTGGCCGCTGGCGTGGTCGAGGGCGTGCCATTCCCCGGAGCCTGCGGCGCTCCAGGTACGCCGAGATTGAAATCGCTGTGATCCTTGAGCAACCACGGCGCCACGAGATCGAGCGACGTCAGCGTTCCGCTGTTTCGATCCTGCGTGAAGGTCACGGTTTCGATTTTGAGAACCTGATTGAGCATGGCCATCGGCGACCTGACCATGACGTCGTCGCCGGTCATCCAGAGAAGATTGGTGCCGGGCCGAATCCATCCCTGCACCGTGATCGTCGCCTGCACGATCGTCCCTTCGTGCCAGACCGCCTCGTGCTGCGCGCGGGTCGCGAGCTCGCCGACGCTCCACACCGGCTGCTCGGCCATCGTCAAGAGCGGGCTATATCGCAGCGCCGTTCCGCCGGCCGATGCCTCCTGCTCGCTCGCCTGCGGACCATTCATGTCATCACTGGCGGCGCTCTGCCCGCGTATGATGTAGTCGTTGAAAATGTTCTCGACCGAGATGACCGCCTGGCAGCGCAGGATGTTGACGCCCTCGATCAGATCGGACGTCAGCTGGCCGATGTGGTCGCCGATGAGCAGGAAATGTCCTTGATTGTCGCTGCCGAGAATGATGCCGCGCGGGCGGGCAATCCGTTCCAGAAAGCTCCAGATCGTTTCGCCGGGATCCACCTGCAGTCGCGCAAACGGCGTTGCGTCGAGCGTGCCGATGACCTTGGGCGAAATGCCGGTTGGCGCGAGCACTTCGTTGGCGACTTGCTCGAAGGTCTTGCCGTCGAAATTCCCGGTCGCGTGAATGACGCTTGCGCGCGCCGCATACCACGTGATCCCGATTCCCGACAGCTGGACGCCTTTGTTTTCCTTGTCATAGGCCGTCTGCCGGACCGTGATGACGCCGGCGACAGCAAGATATCCGCCGAGATAGACCGCGCATTCGTCGCCCGGCTTGAACTGCAGCTCCTGCCAGTTTGCCGGCGGCGGCTGCCCTGGCACCTCGACGATGTCAGCAGTCGAGAACCGGAACTGCGGATAGGCCTCGGTCCATCGCAGCTGCACCCATACCGATTCGAAATCCTCGAAGCGGCGATTGCCCACGATCAGCACCGCCTTCTCTGATTGCGCGAGCGTCGGGATGAAATAGACACCCGACGTCGGCGCCGGCGTCGGCGAAGGCGCGTCCATGATGCTGACTACCATCAATCTTTAGGCCGAAAGCGCCACACCGATCGGCAGCATGAACGCGGGATGCACGACCTTGTTCTCGGCGCGCAGCTCGTCGGCGCGGGTCGCATCCGCATAAAGACGGTTCGCCATCACGAGCGTCGGCATCGATTGCGCGAAGGCGAAGGAGAGCATGCGTGGCAGCGGGCGCGCGGTCTGCACAAGATACTGGATGATGCCCGAGTGCAACTGGACCGCCGCCCGGTAGCTCATTTGATCCATCGCATCGGCGAGATATTCCTCGACCTCGGCGAAGATGGTGTTCATCTCCAGTTTGAGCGCGTCGACGTCCTGCCGGCTGGTGAAGGTCATGTCGGCAATGACGCGGCCTTCGGTCGCCAGGCACATTTCGATGATCGACCCGGTGATCATATTGGCGCCGACCGTCACGGGTGTTTCGGTCAGCGTTTGATTGCGGACGATTGCGAGCTGCGCTTGCGTCGCGCCGGCCGAGCGTGCGAGATCGAAGCACGCTTGCAGGGGCGGCCCGGCTTGATCGGTCTGGATCAGGCTTTCCGCGTTGGCGATCAGGGCGCCGCAGGCGGTGCGGAAATTCGCGCCGGTGCGCCCCAAAGTGGGCACAGCCCCGAGCAACGCGGTGATGCTCCGTTGCATGATCGGTGCCGCTTCCTGTGCGTCTCGTTTCTGCATCGGATCACGGCAATAGGCGCGGCGTGCTCGCTGCCGTCGCGGCAAGTTGGGCTTCGAGCCCGGTCATGACTTGCTGAATGCGATCCTTCATCAGGTTCGAATAGGCGATCATCTGATCGCGGCTCGATGTCAACGGTATCGTTGTGGGAACGCCGTACTCGACGAAGGTCATGTCGAATGTGCAATAGCCACCGAGCCGTTCCTCCTCGGTCCAGCGATACTGCGGATTGACCACCGAAATTGGAGCGATGGTCGGCAGCTGCAGCACGCCGG